CTGGCGATAATGTATTGGCCGTGAGTGGAGATGATTCGGTTTTTAGTGGAATAGTTAGGGGTATAAGTTATAAGATGGAGTTAGACCAAACACAATTTGATTCCACTCAAGATGGTCCACCCATTAGAGTTGGGTTTGGACGATGGGCTAGGTATATGAATTTGGATGATAATTTTATAGATATGATTAAGGAGAATTGCCATATTAAATATACAATTCGGAAAGGAAGGATGCATGTGACTGGAGATGCTGGTATTGAATTGCCAACAGGTATTAAGATTACTACCCTGTTGAATACTCTAGACACTATTTTTATGTATCTTGACTGGATTGATGGAGTTGATGATGATATAGTTGCCACAGCGAAAAAATTGGGTTTTATTACTAAAAGGAAGTGTGTTGACTTCATTACTCAGTTGACTTTTCTTAAAGGTTGGTGGCAATTGGATGTTAATGGAATAGTTGAGTGGTGGCCTCTGCCTTCAGCAGTTTTAAAATTAGGAAAGATTTTATCAAATCCTATTTTAGTCACTCGTAAAAATGGTGAATCTGTTGATTGGGAGACTTCATATAAGAGATTAGCCTACAGTATGAGTAGAACTTATGGTTTAATTCCCCCTGATTATCCAATTTTAGGGTGTTTTATTAAAACTTTGAACCGTTTGGGAGAGAGATGTATATTAAGGTGGTCAGAAGAGTTCGGACGTTTTAAAGTAGTGTGTGAAGGAAGATTGGATAGGAATGCGCTCCTTGAGTCAATATTTTTGAGATATGGCATTGAAGAATCTGAAGTTATTGAAGTAGAGAATATGTTAAATAGGATACAAAAATTACCTTGTCTCATTATGCATGGGGTGTTTCTTAAATTGATGAGACTGGATTATTCAGGAGATGATTTCATCAGCATGTCCATGTTTGAGAGAGGTATGTTAGCTAGTTGTGTCCATCATGTAAAGTGGGGATTTGAAAATTTATTTTCAAAAGTGATTAAAAAGAAGAAAAAGAAA